TTACAGACGATCGGCATGGTGTAGCTGAACAAACTTATCCCACAACTGCTCGTTACTTTCAACCCAATCGGGGTCGGCAGAAATCGTATTATCAATAGGGCAAACCAGCTGACAGGTTGGCGTTTCGTAATGACCTACACACTCAGTACAGCGCATCGGATCAATTTGATAGATTTCTGCACCCATGGAGATTGCCTCATTCGGGCATTCCGGTTCGCACATATCACAATTAATACAACGTTTAGTAATCAATAAAGCCATTTCAGTAACTTACCTTTTTAATCTTTTTAAATCATGCAGTTAATGGTGTTTTTTATTCCGTACAATTGCGAACATATTGTATGTTTGTACAGTATAATATACATTGAGAAACCTAAGTTAGTAACACAAAACCGCAACACAAGCCGTTTTTTGTCATTAAAATACCCGCATGTGTGAGCTTGGGGTTTGGCGGGTTTCATACCAAGGAGTTTCGATGGTTCGCAATGTAACACAAAAGCTCGCAACCCCCAATAATGATGGTTTTTTAACCGCTCTAGCGAGGTGGGAGGCTTGCAAGCCTCCGTATACAAGCTCGCACATGAAGATCTGTGTTACTGCGGCAAAAGTAATACTCTCCCAGGTTGTTCAGCCACGGCGTTCTAAGTACGAAAAAGAGAATTTTCTTCGTATCGATTTCAGTAAGGCGGGAAAGGTTACATTCTATGCCGAGTTCCCAAAAAAGATGGCACTCAAAGGCAAAAAGCTTGGTGAGTGGCCAGAAATGGCAATTCAGGTGGCAAGAGAGAAAGCAAAGGATTTATCTGAGGGTGGGTTGACTTCCGACTCGGTTCACAGCGTTATAAGAGCCTACGAAGCTGATTTAGCTTTGAAAGTGAGTCGGCATCGATTGGGAGAGGATAGTTATAGAACCTACCTCACAAGAACCAAAAACGTTTCTCTGGCCTTTAGTGATCGCGAAGTATTCAGTGGCATCACTTATCATCGACTCACGGACATTCTTGATGATTGGATTGCCACCAAAAGTAGCAATCAGGCTATTGAACTATTTGCTGAAATGCGTCGATTTTGGAAGTATTCATCCCCACTCTATAGCTGTGGAAAGAATATTGCCGCCAGCATTCCTGATGATTACATTTCATCAAGAGTCCAAAAACCAACCGCTACCAGGCTATTTACAGATATTGAGTCCATCGCCCAACTTTGGATAAATATTGCCTCTTGTGCATCAGTTCACCAGAAGAACGCTATGCGGTTCATGATCCTGACAGGGGTCCGTCCAATCAATGTTTCAAATCTACGCTGGGATTATATTGATAGCGATCTTGCTGAAATTATTTATCCCGCTGGTGTGACGGGCATGCGGGGGGCAATGAAAACCCAGAAAGAGTTTAGACTGCCAGTGACGAATGAAATAAAACGAATACTTGAAGAGCAACTGGGGTGGGGAAGGTCTGTTGATAATTACAATAAAGAGTATGTTTTTCTTCAGCCCCGCGATTTGATGAAACCGTTCGCAAAGCGCTCATTGGATAAGCTGATTAAAACGTATAGCCCAGAGAATGCAGTGAAGGGGGTGATTCATGATGGCACCGTTAAGGGCCGAGAGGGGGCGTTTAACACGATGTGTCGTAAGTTCTTGAAGAGCAATATCATTGCCCAGATGCGTTCTCGTGGTTATTCCCGCTCAGATACAAGAGAGATAAGCCAGCTCTGTATGCATCATTCTGACAAGGGAGCGGATCCGATGGGTGAGCATTACGATTTTTCAGATGAAATCCTTCATGAAGAAATGGCTTTAAAACGGCTGGCCTTTGAATCACATGAGGCCAGCATACTTACACAGGTTGCTTTAATTCGTAAGAGACTGAGTTAATACTTGCTCTTACACTTATCGATGAATGCGATAACATTACAGCGCTCATAGCGAACCAATTTATGAGTGAATCGAATGGGTGCCAATATCGCCCTGTGTCGATGATTAATATTCCAATCACGTAAGGTTTTTGTCGTAATACCTCCCAGCAGTATGCAAGTCTGCTCGGGGGTGAGCCAGTCGGGATTCGTGGTTTTCGTCTCGTTAATCATCGTAAGCCCCTCTTTTTCATGGCCTCAAGTAAGATGTCTTGTACTTCGCGTTTTGAATCCCGCCGTTCTTTTACCAGCTCGTCTACCGTGTCCTCGGCGATGATGTGGTAAATCCATACCGGGCGTTTGTGGCCTGCCTGTGCTTGCCGTGTGGGGCCTATACGCTCAATGATTTGCTGATACTGTTCCAGATCCCACCAGTGGGAGAAGAACGCCAGAATGTTGCCGCCGTCCTGCAAATTAAGGCCGTGGCCTGCGCTGGCGGGGTGGGCGAATAGCACGGGTATTAATCCTGCGTTCCAATCTCGCTGCGTCTGTGGGTCTGCGTCCAGGTGGCGACCTTTGGGAAAGGCTTTTAACAGGCGGGCTAAGTCGCTTTTGAAATGGTAAGCGACGAGAACAGGCATACCGCTGGCCTCGGTGATGATGCTTTCCAACGCTTGCAGCTTGGCGTCATGTATCTCCGTCCAGTTGCCCGCCTCATCGGTATAGATAGCGCCACTGGCAAGCTGTAAACACTTCATTGTTTTAGACGCTGCGTTCATGGCTTCGATACCGTGGTCGCCAATTTGCAAAAACATCTCCTTTTCCATTTCTTTGTACTGGCTGCGGGCTTTAGGACTAAGGCCAACGCGCACCACGCTATGTATCGGCTCGTCAATGTCGAACCAATCGGCGGCATTAAGGGAGATAGTGACGTCGCGCAGGGCGTCTTGCATTTGCTGCTGTGCGCACTCTCGTGGTTCGATTTTATTAAAACCGGTAGTGCCGATCGGGATGCGGTTAAACCAGCGATCAGTGAAAGCGCTGAATGTTCGGCCTAGCCGCTGGCCTTTACGCTCGATACTTGTATCGCGCACATGAGCACGGTGTTCCCGCAAGCCAGTCTGCTGATCCTAGGGCAGCGTTATATTGGGGGCCACTCACTGCGGCAAATCGCTGACGTGATGGAAATAGATATCAACGTTGTGAGGAGGTCGCTACAGGCTTCGGAAGCGTTTTTAGGCGGGTGCCTGGTTATGCTCGGTATTCGGCTTGAGATGGATCCCGAAGTGGTGGAACCGGAACCAGTTGCGTGTACACAAAAACCTATGCTAATCTTCTAACATCTAAGATTGTAAGTTAAATTTATGACCTCAACATTTTAAGGCCTCGCCATTGTGCGGGGTCTTTCTGTTTGTGTGCTGATGCTAAAGTACGAGAGTGTTTAAAACAGGCACTTTAGCCCCTAAATATCCTATGCAAAAAACAGCACATTTTATGCAGCATTTATGCAATCAGCTTTCTAACATTCTGCGCCGTTAACCCCGACAAATAAGCCTTTCGATTCATTAGGTTGATGAGTGGTATGCGCTCGGTGCGTGTAACGTCCATTATGTTAAATAGACCCCAAAAAACGACAATTATCTACCTTTCCAGCTATTCGAGGGCTGCGCTTATGCGTGGCCTTTTTTTATACCTAACCCCCGGAGTCGGGATATGGAAAATAACAATTTGCCACCTGGTACCGTCGCTGCTTCTTTGCTGTGGCTAAAAATCCACGCACCGACAATTTACGGCGTCGGCGCTTCGATCTGCCTGGCCGCTCTCGTAACGCTAAAAGACGGCAAGGCGTGGCGAGATTGTCTCTATGCCGGTGGTATTTGCGGAGTGATATCCCTCGGCGTTATTAATTCGCTGGAACTGTTCGGCATGAGTGAATCAAACGCTCTTATTGTTGGCGTCATTATCGGCGGGATGGGCGTAGAGCGTTGTCTTGCGATTATTCGAATGGTGGCCAGCATTGTTATGATTTACCAACCGCTGCTATCTGCGATGAACAGCCGCAAACGTGTAGGTAAAATTCAGAAAGTTGCATAGAAATTGTTGACACTTTTGAACAAATGAGCAATGATAAGTAGGTAAGGTGCCGTATCTGTCTTAAGTCGGTGCCGCAAGTACAAAGAAGCCTCGGTTAATCGCCGGGGCTTTTTACTTTCCTGCATTCGCATGGGTATTTTACACTGAGCGCTCTTTAACTATTGCTCCGCTTGCTTGGGCGCAAAGCCATTCTGCGAAAGTTAACTTAGATGTTGGTGTTCTTCCCATCTCTATCTGAGTGGCGATCATTGCCGGGTAGTTAAGAACTGCCCACGGCGTGTGGTCGTCATCCTGTATTTTCGTGATAGCTTCAAGAAGGTCCGCATCAGTTTCAATGAGGTGCTGGGTATTAAACAGCTTGAGATAGTTCGCCGCCTGCTTTCGAGAATGCTCCGCAGCGGCTTCAAAATGAAATGACATCTTTGCAGCAGAAATACCAGCAATTAACAACCCAATAACGGCGGGGTAACTAAAGCCAGCGACAACGCTAGAGCCGAGAATAATAAGAAGGCAAGACAACCCCTTATCAATTCGCCCGGTAATTGTGCTAAACATTTTTTCCAGGCGGTGGGAATAAAGGATCTGGTAAATCATATCTTCTCGACTCATAGCTACCTCACGATTTGGGTTTACTGCCTCCATTTTGACTATTTGTTGCTGGAGGCGGAGTTTGTTGATTTGCTTTTTCTGCAATTTTCTTCGCTAAATCCGGTGGCATGTGATCATTAACACCAACTACACGGTTATTCGTCATATATGAATTCTCCATTTCTGAGTTGTTACTTTTAGCGATTTAACAATACCAGATTTGGGAATGCGCAGCCAGACGCATACTCTGGCACCAAATTTCAAGGCTGCGCTATTGCGTGGCCTTTTCTATTTATAACCCCCGACAATGCCGGGAAAGGATTCCCCGGATGGGGGGTGGATATGAAAATGCACAGGTCACCGGATATTTGGAGTCTGATCATCACGTGGATCGGAGAGCATCGCGGAGAACTCATTAGCGCCGGGCTGGCTGCAATTATGGCAACTTTGCGCGGTATGTACGCGGGCGGGGGGCGGACGCAAGTCATGCTTGATGCTGCTATGTGCTCACTCATTGCCTGGTTTATTGAAGACGTACTAACGATGTTCGGCGTAGAGCCGGGCTGGACATTAATACTTAGCGTATTTATCGGCTACATGGGTACTGACTATATCGGATCTGTACTTAAACGCATGGTTGGCAGCAAGACCGGGGGCAGCAATGAAAATCAATAATTTTCGTTTCAGTCAGCGCAGTGAAAATAATCTAAAAGGTGTTAACGCTGACCTGGTGAAAGTAGTGCGACGGGCATTGGATCTATCGAGCGTTGATTTCGGTGTTATCGAAGGATTACGCACAGTAGAACGGCAGCGCGAACTCTTCAACGCAGTACCAAAAAAAACGCAGACGATGAACAGCCGCCATATTACTGGCCACGCTATCGACGTGTTACCCACCGGTGCTGACTGGAATGATTATAAATGCTGGTTGCCGGTACTTGATGCTATGCACCTTGCCGGTAACGAGTTGGGCATTAAGCTGCGTTTCGGTATCACCTGGACAGATAACCCGAATGACAAACCAGCGAAGTTCCTTGATGGGCCACATGTAGAGCTTCAGGTATGAGCCAGATAACAAAATTTGGCTTCGGATTATTGCTAATGCTGGTGGTCATTTTGCTTATCGCTGCCTGGGTAAATAAGTCCGAAGCAAAAAAGCTAATTGCTGACAATGTGCTATTGACTGATGAGCGTAACGAAGCCCAGTCAATTTTGAATAATCAGATCTATACAGTCCGGTTGTTTGACGATATCGCCAAGGCTAATGAAGATGCAAAAAAACAGGTCACACTGGACTCACAGAGAACCAAGGCTGGCATCAAGAGCGATATTGCGAATGATGGTTGCACTAATCTGCTTATACCTGCTGGCGCAAATGACCGGCTGCGCGCGCATTCAGACAAAATACGTAACCGTTCTTCCGGTACCGATCCCCAGCAGCCTACTTTCTGACTGCATGCCGCCAGATATCCCCAACACTATGACATGGGGCCAAAGCGTAGAACTGAATGAAGACTTACTGACGATGTTAGAGAAGTGTAACGCAGATAAGGCGAGCATTCGGCAAATAGAATCAACCAGACAAGATAAGTAAAACCACTCGTAATCACCTAAGCCACTGGCCTAATAGGCGTGCGACATTTCATTGTCAAAATAAGGCAACCGTTAAATATGGCAAAGCTCAAAGCAAAACCTGAGCTGTTTTGCCGTGAGTATATTGTCGATTTGAACGTAACGCAGGCAGCTATACGAGCGGGTTACAGCGCCAAAACCGCATATAGCAGCGGCCAACGCCTCTTTAAAGAAGAGGTGATACAACAACGCATTAATGAACTTAAGCAAGATCGAATTAATCAATTGGGGGTTGATGCTAATTACGTCCTACTACGACTCGTAGAAATCGACCGAATGGACGCGGCAGATATATTCAATAAAGACATGAGTATCAAACCTATTCGTGAATGGCCGCAAGTTTGGCGACGTTATATCAGTGGTTTCGACTTATCCGAACTGTTTGAAAGTAAAGAAATGGTCGGGATCCTAAAGAAAATTAAATGGCCTGACAAAGTTCGTAACCTTGAATTGCTCGGCAAGCACATTGCTGTTCAGGCTTTTAAAGAAAATATTAGAAATGAAGTTACCGGCGCGAACGGGGGGCCGATGCAGATATCAAACCTATCCCCGGATGAAGCTGCAGAGGCCTACCGTAAAATGATGGAATAAACCCCGCCGAAACGGGGCATTGTTCAGGGGATCAGTTGCTCCTGAGTGCAGCCATACAGCGCCGCCAGTTTTTCGCGTGTGCGCTTCTGCGGTCGGTCGGATGCCTCCCACTGTGAAACTGTTGATTGTGTTGTACCCAGCTTTTCCGCGACATCGTACTGAGACATACCACGATAAATACGCCAGGCTGCCAGGATAGAAACATCCTGATCAACCATAATTGACACAACAGCGTTTGGCACTGTTACTTCATCGTATTTTGAAGGCGTGTAGGGTACGTCTTCCCACGCATCCTTGGCGTTAACTAGCTTTTCGTATTCGTCGTAAGGCATAACGGCATATTGTGGTTTGCCCTCACCATCACGAATAATCTGTATAGTCATTTTCGTTTACTCCGGTGTGAACTTCTGGGGAAAATGGCGGGTTCCCCCGCCTTAGTACGTTGTTGATGTTCTGCGCTTTACCGTTCTAATCGAACAGATAACAGGTTCGCCGTCAGTGAGCTCGAAAATTACTCTATAGTCGCCAACCCTTAGCCTGTACTGGTTATCAATGCTGTGTAGCTTTTTTATATCCAGTGTCACTGCTGGGAAGGTTTCAAGTTGGTTAACTTTCTCACTAATGGCTTTCCGGTATCTGGTATCGATTGAAAGCAACTGCTTACGCGCTTTCGTCGTCCACTGAACCGTGACCATCATTTCCCCGTTTTGTTAAAGAGCTATCTGTATTGGATGGTTAGATAATACGATTAAAATCTAATTAAGTCAATAAAAGTACGATTAAAAGTACGATTCAATTATCGTAATCAATTCGTTTTGGCTTTCCATGGAGAAACACCGTGCCATTACCGTTTCCGTTTGACTTCAAGAACCCGGATTACACTCAGGTTTTTGAGTGGAGAATGGAGCGACTACAGCGCATACGCCAACAGCCTGAATTGCTGCCAGCCAGCGGGTGAGGCGGTAGAGCGCGGTACTGTTGCCAGTATGCCGGTGCTGGCGTTGGGCGGCGGTGAGTTCAATATCTCGTTTCCACTAAAAGCGGGGGATCGGGGCTGGATAGAGGCCAGCGATAGAGATATCTCTCTTTATCTGCAAACCAGTAAACAATCAAAGCCCAACACCTTACGCATGCATGAGTTCTCTGACGGGCGCTTTATTCCGGATGTCTTTGCCGATTATGAATTGCCCGCTGGTCACGACGATTCGCTAGTTATTCAGCATAAATCCGGTCAGACGTGGATCGGCGTAAAAGAAAATGAAATCAGTTTAAAGGTCGGTAGCACTGAATTTACATTAACAGAAGGCAGCATAACCCTGACAGCGGGGGGCAACGCGTTTGTTGTCAGTGCCGAGGGCGCTAAACACAATGGCGTTAACGTTGGCGGTAATCATAAGCACAGTGGCGTACAAGGCGGCAATGATAATACGGGAGGCCCACAATGAATATATTAAGCCTGGCATTAAACGATAAACATCGATTGTATTTAGATGCCGCGGGAAATTTAGCGGTTGTTACTAATCTGTCCGCCTGTTTGCAGAACTGCAAAACAGCGATGCTGGCCCAACGAAATGAAATGATATACGCCATGGATGAGGGTGTCCCCTATCGCGAAACACTGTGGGACCAATACCGACCCGCACAATTTGAAGCCGCCGCGCGTACTGCAATCAAGGCTATTACTGGCGTAAAGCAAATCACGTCTTTTTCAATCGCTCGCGCAGGCAATGATTTTCACTATAGCGCGACAATAAAAACAGAGTGGGGAACAGGGGCCATAAATAATGAGCGAGATTTATAATTACATTGAAGACACAGGAATTGTCATACCGGACACCGCCGATATAAAAACAGCAGTAGAAGCAGAATTTAAAGCGGCATTGGGCCAACAGATGTCAACTAACCCGGACTCTCCACAAGGCCGCTTGATCAGCGCCGAGGTCAGCGCCCGTCGAGCGGTTGTCATCAATAATGCAACGTTAGCGAATCAAATAAACCCTAATTTTGCTACCGGTATATTTTTAGATGGCGTCTGTGCGCTATTGGGGATCACGCGTAACAGCCCTGAAAAGTCAGTCATCCCCAGCGTCACATTGCGCGGCATTCCATTAACTGAGGTTCGAGCGGGTTCAAGGGCCAGATCCAGCACTGGTGATATTTTTGTCAGTGCTAACACCGTGCTTTTAAATAGTGCCGGTATCGCGACAGTAGATTTTATTGCAGACGTTGCAGGGGGGGTGAGTTGTGCATCAGGGGCTTTAATCACTGTTATTGATGCTGTGCTCGGATGGGAAACTGTCTTCAATGATTATGCGGCCATCGTCGGTAGCGGAGAGCAAAGCGATGTCGCGTTACGCTCAGAACGTAAATTGAGGCTGGCCAACCAGGGCATATCGACTGTAGAAGCACAAATCAGCGGGCTGTACGGCCTTGCCGGTGTTCATTCATTGTCATTTTTAGAAAATATCAGCCATGAATTTATGACAATTGATGGCATTTATATGAAACCACACAGCGTGTGGGCTTGCGTGCATGGCGGCGTTGATCAAGATATAGCGCGTAGCCTTTTACAGAATAAAACCGATGGGGCTGCGTGGAACGGCGCAATATCGGTAACAGTGATAGAACCCAACGCCGATATCCCGTACATAGTCCTGTTTGACCGCCCGGCAGAAATCTCCATCACGGTAAAAGTGATTATGCGCAGCGCGCAGGGAACGATGGATCCAAATGTCGTTATTCCCAACGCGTTAATTGCTTACGCAACTGGTAATCTGGATGGCGAACGGGGCTTTGTTACTGGCGTTGATGTCAGCCCGTTCGAATTGGCGGGTGCTATCAGCCTAGTTCACCCCGGCTTTTTTGTGCAGCAGGTGTTGATCTCACGCAACGGTGAAATACTGGCCAGCAACGAAATTACCATAATGAAAAATGAAGTCGCCACCCTGTCAGAAGAAAACATATCAGTTGTGATTAATTTATGATTTACACGCAAAGCAATGTTAAAGTTCCCACACTAATCATGGAGGCATTAGAATGAGAATTAATTTAACATTTCTATATACATTAATCTTAATTAATAGCAGCGTCGTCGCAGCGGCACAATCCTCACCAACGTCAGGATCGCCCTACTCTTCACTGGTGGTTTTGATAGCCTTAATTGCTTTGGTGATTTATGTTTTTAGAAAAATAAAAACAAATAAAAATAAAGATGTTGATTCAAATAAAAAAGGAAAATTAACAACTGTATTGTTATGGATTCTTTTTGTATTCATGCTTATATTCTCGTTTTCTACCTTCGCAATAGAATCTTATGGCCGAGGCATGATATTCGGGGGTATAGCAGTCGGTCTATTTGTTATTTTAAGAAGAAGTCGTCGAAGAGATAAGGAAGCGCAAGAAAAAAGAGCTAGGCAAGATATCATAACAAAAGAGCAAGTTAATAAAGTTCATGACGGTGAATTACCTACAGCTAATCCAAGAAAAGCCATATTGCGTAATGATGAAATCGCTTACTTTGCAGAGTTTGCGAAACTCAGAGAGAATAAAACAGTAGGATATTCATCAGGTGGTTCGAGCGTCCGCGTTAGGGTTGCAAAAGGCGTTTCAATTGGTAGCGGGGGCGGACGCTCCAGAGCAATGAAAGAAGATATAATAACTTCCGAAGGTGAGCTTGTTATAACAAACAGAAGGGTTATTTTTGCAGGTAACAACAAAAGTTTTGAGACGCCACTTACTAAGCTAACTAACTACGAAAGTTATTTGGACGGAATTAAATTCCACATGGATTCTAAATCGTATCTTCTTTTAATGGATGAATCTAACGCGGCATTAGCAGACGCAATATTAGATAACATTACTTAATAAAATAAATGCAATTACTAGCCCACCTCTTTTGGTGGGTTTTTTATGGACGCAATATATGTCAAAACAAATACCTGAAATAAATAGCAGTATGGATTTATTACGTAACATCATTTGGCAATATGACGGTAGCGAAGAAATACAAACGTTAATGCAGAAAAAGGAAGAATGGTACAACCAAGCGCATACCGAATTTTGGAATAACTGGTATCACTGATGTTTTTGATTTACGTACAGCGAATGATTTTGGCTTAAGTGTATGGGCTTTAATTCTTGGTGTTAATTTATTTATTCCTGAATGCCCCCGCGTGGTTTTAACGACTGAACAAAAACGCCTGGTATGCAGACTGCGTTATTATCAATTAATTACGCGTTGCACCATTCCCGAAGTTAACGGGATCATGATGGATATGTTCGCGACTGACAGCGGCAAAGCTTACGCGCTCGATCCTAACGATATGTCGTCAATCATGTATGTATTCACTGAACAGCCAGCCAGCGCTGTAGCGTTGATACTGACCAAATATGACTTATTACCGCGTCCTGCAACCGTGGGCCTAAAGTTTCGTGTTATTCGCTATATTCCCTTTGGTTTCGGTCAATACTATCAAAACTTTGAACATGCCGGGTTTTGGGATGGCGGCGAACTGATTAATTACGGATGGCGCATTAACTTATTTTTTGACAATGATAGCGGCGTACTGCACGGGCAAATAGCATCATCTGATAGTACGATAGATTTATCGGGTATTGACGTCACGCTGTACTACACAAAATCAACGGGTGAGACATTTACACGTGAAGTCACGACTGCTGACGGGTTATTTACGGACCTTGTAAGTCGATCAGGGGCTTACTCTGTCATTGCAAAGACACAGATATTTACGCCAACTTGCACAGTAGATAATGTTGAATCAAGAAGCTACACGTTCACGTACTTAATTAGCGGTGCTGATGTGATGCTTAAGATTTACAACCCTGAAGCGCCGTTATTTAAATTAAACGACATCGGGGAGGTAATCACGATTGATTACGGCGATGGTGTAGACAGTGATGATTATCGTGTTGATAGCCAGGGATTGGTTTATGCAACTCGCGCGTTGACTGCGGGGGTTACGTATAGAATAACCATAAAGCGTAGTAATAGCTGCATGTTTTATCATTCATCACTGGCGTTTGAAAATAAAGTAATAGAAGTCATTAGCGTGTCTGGCAGCCGTCAGAGTATGACTAACTCATTTACAGCTTGCGATGAGTTACAAGTAATACGTGCTGGGGCATTCGATTATTTACAAAATGTCACTACGTTTGGTTTTGCGTTTTATAACTGTTTATCGCTTCAATTGATACCTGATAATTTATTTAAATATTGTACGCGCGTTGTTAACTTTAGTTATGTATTCTTATCTTGTGGGAGTTTGCAATATATACCCACAGGATTGTTTGACTACAACCCATTAGTGACAACATTTCAGTTTGCATTTAGATTCTGTACGTCTCTTAAAGAAATTCCGGCAGGTTTGTTTGATAACAATACGTTCGTTACATCATTTAAAATCGCGTTCGGAAATTGCTCAAAAATATTAAGTGCGCCAACTGGGTTATTCGATAATGCACCGAATGCGACAATTTTTGAAAACGTATTTGTGGATTGTTTGCTTATGACTTCTGACATCAATGATATCTTCCCGCTTGCTGAATATAACGCAATTAAAGATTTGTGGTGGGCGTTTAACAATTGCCGGTTATTACGCGGCAGTGCGCTTACGTTTATAGATAAAGTGCCGAATGTAACAATCAAGACAAAGACATTTACGAATGCGTCTAGTTTGTCGGATTACAATCAAATACCCGCAGCTTGGAGGTAATAAATGGTATCGCTGGCAGTGATAAAAGAAAGGATAGATTACCAACAGACTGATGAGAATTTTATAAATTATCTCAAAATATTAAATATGAATGGTGTGATTGTTTTTAGCGAAAATGACATATCAAAAAAGAGGGGGAAACTTTTCGCATCAAAGTATTTATATAATCAAATAATTTCAGTGTACGGCAATGAAACTCCGGAAAAGGAAATAAAAATTGGATAACAGATTTTTTAAAGTGCCGTTCGCGTCAAACGGTGACACGCAAACAATTCCAGACGAAACAGATAACGAGGGGTTTGTTAGTTTTAATGAGGGCTGGGGCGGGGACTACGAGCGTGACTTGAGGACAGACACCCGCGCCAAGCCGGTTGGACGTAAAGAAATGAATTACGTATTAAATGCGATAACACGAAATATTCGGCAGTATCAAACTACGGGCTTTCCTGAGTTTATTACAGCGGCAGATAATAACGGGGCGGCGTTCGCGTACGGTGCCGGCGTTGTTGTCATGTACAACAACGCTCTCTATCTGTCACTTGTATCGAACAATGTAAGCGTTCCCGGATCTGATGAAAGTACATGGCAGGTGTATATTCAGCGCGAAGCAACGGAAGGGGAAACCCTCGCGGGGGTGAGTGCGATTAGTGCGATCACGCCGCGACGATTAAAATTAAAAACGGATATCATCGAAAATAGTATTACTGATATTAGCAGTTCATTAAGCCGTGTCGGTAATCTGCAAGTTGCACAAGTCTATTTAGAGTCGTCTGGAGTTGTCACTTTAACTGTTCCGACTGACTGTGTGCAAATATTGCTCATTGGTCGCTACGTTACTGACGGCGTAGAAAGCCGGGATCGCTGGGATAGTACTATCTATGCGAATGGAGAGCTTGTTGATACGACGTCATTTTATGGTTTTGTCACGGGCGGCAGTGGCCACGGACACCACCGGCGGGAATTTCTACCTTTTAGTAAATTAATTGATATGCAAGTACTGGCAGGAGACCCAATTAATTTTCAATACACAAGCAATCGCAACAGTAATACAACATTCACAGTTTTCTACATTCAGGGCGTGAGTACTGAAGAGCCTGATCAGCCATCAACTATCATCATTTCGCCGCTTAACAGCGTAATCAATGCAGGGACTAGCCAGCAACTGATCGCGATGGTCCTGCCATCAAGTGCCGCAGCTGAATACCCTGTCACGTGGCAAGTATCCGACCCGGCGCTGGGAACTATTGACAGCAACGGCAGGTATTCCGCAAATGTTGGAGCCAGCGGCACACAAAGCGTTATAGCTAGCGTTTCCACGGGACTGGCGTCCACAGCGATAATAACGCAACACATTTTTCTGACCGGAATTGAAATTGGTGATGCTCCTGCAGACTTAGTTGCCGGGAATACTTACACCGTACCTGTTACGTATACACCGTCAAATTACACCGAGGCGATACTCACATCATCATCAGACTCAACGAGTGCGACATTATCAGCCCTCGGAACGCTATCAATCAGTAACGCAGGCTCGACAACGTTATCATTGGCGGGCGCAAATTCTGGTATCACAAAGTCAATAACGATTGTTGCTGTAGATAAAGAAACGCCGGATGTGTTTCTTAAAATTGAAAATAACTTATCTGATGTGTCGAGCATATCCGAGGCCCGAGAAAATATTGGCCTGGGCGAACTGGCAACCAAGGATTCGTTAACCGCCGGCGATGTAGGAGCTGTTCATATTGCTGATGTAGCGATAGTTGCAGAGTTGGATTTAAACAGCATGACGGGGCCGGGGGAGTACTTTCAAAACATATCGAGCAACGCTCTACTGAGTTTAAATTATCCGATCAACGTGGCGGGGGCGCTAAAGGTTTACGGAACGGGGGTAGACGCTGTTGGGTGCCGACAAGTGTACATGCCCTATAACTCAACTTCTGAGTACAGGCGCTACGCGTACGGGGATCCGCTAGTGTTCTCCTCATGGATTGAGAAATAAAAAACCGGGCTTAATGGCCCGGACGCATATCTTACTTGGGCGTTGCGCTCTTACGCTTTGCATCAAAGAGGCGCCATAGTTTCATAATTAATACATAGGCAATGATTGTAGCTATCAGATCTACAACCATCATTGCAGGAATATAGAGATCATCTGGGTCGCGGATACCTAGTTTTTCAGACAGGGTAAATAGCAGAGCTAATTGATCTGCGGGCATGGGGACGGGATAAGTGTGAACATATCTTATCGACAATAAGAGTAGCCCAACAAATAAAAGTGTCTTAAAGAGCCTACGGGCAAGTGTTGCCAT